CTCATCCTTTTTCATAGATGCGGGTGCCGCTATATGTTTCCAGTGGAGGTAATCACTAACAAGCTCAAATCTGCCCTCGTTCGGGTATGCATTGTGCGAATCTACTTTACCCGACGTAAGTCTCCCCCAAAAAGAAAAGTCTCCATTCCAAACAATAGGACCAAAAACATGAGATGCTAGAGAATAACCTCCAAACATGTGCCTTACCAAAGCCCCATTCTCATATGTCGAACTCGTTTCTGTCCTTAAAACACTAGAAAAATCCCTAACATAACTATTGTACATTCTATGGATTCCATTGCCGAATGAAAAATTCTCTATGTTAGAAGGGACATCCCCAGTCAAATACATAGAACGACTGAATATAGATTGGTGGATGCCTGGAACGTCATTCCTGAAAACCACAGGAAAGCAAGAGGAAACCGGAATACCTCTACAAGGGAACGTAGAAGATAAATCAATCCCTGAGTAAGATGCAGACACATCTGTAACGCCTGTTCTTCCAAAAGAAATATCATTAGAAGTATCGTAAATCCAACCATGTGCAGAGGATTCGGGTGAAAAATATTCCCCGGAGGAAAAATTAAAACCTTTCGGGATGAATTCTGATGTGTTCATTTCACCTGCTAGCGCGCTAGGTGTTGCGGACAAAGAAAGGAACATAGGAGGGAGAGGCATGGCCCTCCCAGACCGTGTGTGCCTTAGAGGTGTTAGGGAGCCCCGGAGATTTCTCCTTCTTAAAGTATTTCTGCCCATAGTTCCGGCAGTTGCACTCCAGAATCCTGAATCGTGAGCGGGTACCCGTCTTCCTTTTTGAAACGTAAGTGATGAAAAGTTACCAGTACCACTCACCCCAAGAAACGCACAGGTTTGGTAGTTTTTAATAGTATCGTTAGTTAACTCATTGAATGGAGTGGGTAATTCTAGGCAAAACCGGACACCAGAAGCTTCGTGAGTGTCAGAAAACTCTTCAGTGTTAACAAGTTTTACAACAACGTGAAAAGGCGTGAACTGATGAAGTACATCTGCAACGGCACCCATTATCTCATCTTGCGGATAAATTAAATCTTCGAACGCATACTTGAATGCGGATACCGCAACCTCAGAAACCACAGTGGAACTTTTAGAATTCCAAAAATCAAGCAAACCTAACTCTTTTGAACTTCCTGACGCAACAACAGACCTCCAGTTAGGGGGCATGTGGCTTGCACTTGTGTAGAATTTAAAATTGGAATTTTGACCCTGTAGCAAGCTTGAATCATAAGAATTATCTCTTATGAAAGATATCGCAGATGCTACCGTCGTGGCAGAGACTTCATAACCTCCAGCAGTCCTATCCTTTTTTAAAATATCGGAAAGGCTAGACAGAACACCATCGGAAATAAATGAGTACTTGAAAAACTTCTCCTCTTCCCAAGGAGGAACTTTATTACCATTAACACCTCTATAAGTAAACCCACTAAAGGAATTATCCTTTGTAAGGGTTTGCCAAGACTCTACAGAGAATGGTTTTCTGGGAGCAATTTGGATGTTCTCGTACTTATCATGCAAAACCTCTAAAATCCTATCCACAGCAAATCTGTAATTGTTGTCGTGATTCGTACTGTCGAAGGGGGTAATCCCTAGTTGATATTTAATGTTTTCGTCGTATACCCCTTCCCTCAAAGGTGCAGACTCCGTTACAAGCAAGTAATATAGTAGCCTGGGGAGATAGGTTTCCCAAAGCTCTAACATATCATCCATAACGTTGAATACGTGTGAAGGGAAGATTAGGCTCATCGCATCTCGCATTGACCTTCTAGTACCCTTCGACTTGTATAGGTAAACAGCTTTCCTTAGCTGAGACCTCCAATTTTCGGAATCCCCGGAAATAAATTTCCAACCTATCAAAGCTGCTAAGTATGGAAGAAATTCCTCAGGGCAATCTTCTACAGAAACTAAATCTTCCAACTCCGATACTACTTCATCAACGTCATAGAAAGAGTAAGCAACTGCTTTCAAAAACTGAAAATACGGACCCGCTGACTCGAGTTTATTAATATCAATATTTGAATCAAAAAATAAATCAAATAATCGGTCAAACTCGGCAGACTTCTCGTCCCTGGGATTATACCAAACCCCTATGATAGTTTTTAAAGCGTCTAGAGTCTGCGTTCCAGACGTGTACGTTCCAGCTGATACGGCACTAGCATCAAGAGCAAAATCACTATTGATATAATCCTTGTAAGAAGATACTACTTCCCTATTTCTCCAAAAATACTCGCACAGACCCTGTATCAAGTCCCTTGTTGTAATAGTTTTGCCTAGGTAAGCACCTGAAACAATTAAATCAGTTACGATAGCTGAAGGGGCAAAACCCCCGACTGGTCCGCTAGTATTTAGAATATACAGCCAGGAGTAGTTCTCTAGAAGGTAATTATGCGCAAGAAGCGGAGTGCTAACAGAGGAGACATTCGCGGAAAACCCGGATACAAACGCATCCGTTGGAGAATTCAAATGAAAATATGGTTGCAGAGTTCCCGAAACAAAGGTTTCAAAATCTGCTCTCGTCTTGTAGTTTGCAACGCTATCCCCGAGCGCCCCTATAAGCTTACTTTCCAAGCTTCGCGGTTCAATTTCCAAGCAGGAGGATGGTTGGGAAAAGTGAGAACGCAAGGAGGCAGCTGTAGACCCGGAAACCGGAAATACCTCAGTTGTTTTCCTTGCAAAACCAAAAAGCCTAGAAAGAGCTTCGTACGTTGGTTCTTTTTCTGTTCCGTAAATAGAAACATCAGTATCGTAGTAAACTGCTGGACTTAGCAGTTTAACAGCATCAACATAATTTGCCTGTCTATAAACTTTACTTGGATTTGACGGCATTATACAAACTCTATGTTAATCTCCAAGTTGTTGAGCTGCAAAATTTCATTAAACATGAGCTGTACATCCTCGTTTAAGTTGTCAACTTTAGCATACCTAATCGAAGGCTCTTTTGAAAGCTTTCTAGGTATTGATAGAAGTTCAAACTTCTCACCAAACTCCTGATTATCAACTTTAAACTGTTCTATTATCAGGTCAGCGGCTTTTCTTTTGATATCAGTCTCCATTCGCTCGTAGGCTTTATTTGCAATCACTGTAACAACTAAATCAACGGTCCTGACCAAACCATCCACAATAGTAATTTCATCGGTTAGCATCTTTACATCATTTAGGTAATCTAACAACTCTTGCTTAAAAACTAAGGATGCTCTCTCTAAGTGAGTGTCGTTCGCTTTAGACAAAACATAAATATCAATCATGTTAGCCCCCGCTCCTGATTTTCTCAAGGAAGCAAACCCTTTTGAAACACCTCCATTTGTAGATACAAACGAATTAGTAAACGTTGTATAATCCTCTCCTGTAACAGCTCTATATTGAGTCTTAAAGAAATAAGGACCCCACCTTCTAGCGTGTTCCATCGTTTCAGAGTTTTGACCCCCAGACGACCTAGTAGGGTTTGAAACCGTAACAGAAATATCACCATCATCACTGTGGCTTACAGGAATACTAATACTTACATAATTTGAGGGTATGTTACCTCTCGAGCCACCACCTTCTCGGTAAAAAACCTTAAAGCTCTGGTCGCCGAGAGGGCTTTTGCCCCGTACACCGTCCCCAAACACAAGGTTGGCCGCGTAATTGTCAGTGTATACCTTTTGAAAGACAGGGTCTGAACTTCCACTTGCCAAGAAAAGATTTTGTATTTCATTATAAATTGTGCCATCCTCAGCAGAAACAACAACGCTACCCTCGGTAATATCGGGGACACTAAGTTCTATAGTTTTTACTGTTTGTGTGTTTGAAAACGTACCTTCAGTTTCGTGCAAAGTACCTTCCAAAAGAATAACATTATTAAACTGAGCTCCCCCAGATGCAACAGATTCATCAAAGTTAAGAACTATATCCTCCACCTCTAACTCAATTTTACCAGTTGTGGTATCGTACTTGTACAACGTGTACGCTAAAACCCCTCCATCTTTTGTGTGGGGAACTTGAAACGAACGGGCTGCTTGTGCAATTGTAAGAGTTTCTCCTGATTCTAAAACATTATCGTCAGGAACATCGATGAGTGCCGTAGCTCTACTGCTTACAGGACCCCTCATAGAAATACCTATAAGCTGTAAAAGTTTCCTTAAATTGTCTCGTGAGGACACAGTACCAATGAAAGATTCGTTTGCTAACAAGTCCGCTTTTAGAGAAAGGTTGCTAGCAAGGAAAGCAAACATTTCTAAAATCATTTGACCTAAATCAGACTCAATAAAATTATTATAATCTAAAGGGTATACAGCCCTGAGATATACTTTAAGGGCTTCTACGTACTCATCAAAATCAGCAACAGAATAATCTACAAGACCACCCCTACTACCAAAAGGAATTGAACCTAATTTAAGAAAATCTGTTTTGATAGAGCCGTCAAACGAGCTTGTGTTATAAATACTATCCAATCCAGCCATTACAATATAATCTCCAAAATTCTATCTTCTGAAAGGTCTCCCTTTAAAGCAAGGAGTAAAGAAATTAAGATAGAATTTAAATCTTCTTTACCTACTCTTCGGTCAAAAGTAACCGAAATATCTTTCAAGACTACTCTAGGCTCATAATTAGCGACAGCCAGACTAATGTCTTTTTTTATTTTCTTTTTTAATGAACCATCCATAGGCTCAAATACATACCTGCGCAAATTTGTTCCAAAATTCGGACGCATGACCCTTTCACCTTTAGTGGTTAGGATAAGTTGCTTTAAACCAGCAACAATCGTGTCGAACCCTTGGGATTGGGATATAAATCCGCCACTTCCAAGGACCATTGGGAATGATACACCTTTCCAATTTAACTTCCTACTTGCTATTAACTCACTGATTCTTTCTCGTCTCATGTTGCAATCTCCTTAAAAAAGCCCTTCTGCGCCGTATAATTTTGAAGAACTTCTGCCGGGGTTAGAGGTTTTTCGTAAACTTTGAAACTTCCAAGGAAACCACTGAGTCCACTCTGGGGTCTGGAAGAAGCTCTATTATCTAGTTCGGGTTCGTGCTGACCTTCAACACCACTGGATTTTGAATAGTAGGTATCGTTTGTGTTGTATCCTAGGAAGCCAGGAGGACCTCCAGGAAGTGGCGCTCCAGTATGGTCTTCGTGAGTCTTCCATATGTTGTCGGAGAAGCCACCTCCCAAAATCCAAGGAGTAAATGAAGTTCCAAGGACCTGGCCTTCTTCCATGGTTACTACAGGTCCGTTTTTCCCAACAGTACTTTCCCAGCTCGCCTCATACTGTTCTGAAATTTTTCCTTGTGTGAATGATGGGATAGCCAAAGTTTGGGATTTTGTTATGTCGAAGGCAGTGGACATTATGGTAGAGCTTAACTCATAACCGTCAGCGTAAACAGATAGTTTATCATTAATGTAATCAAACACGACAGAAAAATGCACAAAACTAGATGATGCATCCGTAAATGCGACCCCTTTTGTTGTTGTTGTTCCTGATGGTATGCAGAATCCCAACTCCGTCACATCCGCAGGGGTGGGAGTTTCGGAGAGTGAAGATTCAGCAATACAAATACTGTGTCCAAATTTTCCTTTGTTATGATTTTGTGAAACTGTGGGAAGAATACAGAATTCTAAACCTGATGGAGTGCTGGAACCCCCCCTATCTCTAAACCCTATTAACATGCCTTGAGTTTTTGAAAGGTCAGTCTCCTTATAAAATACTTCCGCTCCCTGAGAAATCGTTTTACTCCTCTTTGCGTTAACATGTCTTTGTATAGGGTTTAATGGAGTGCCTCCACTATTTTCATTTGCGATAACGAGTCTATACCTATGAACATCGGTCATGACTAGGGAAGGTACATGTGTCCAGAAATCAAAAGAAAAACCTCCTCCAAGACCAGAAGATTTTCTCTCAACTTGGTATGCTATATTGTTAAGGTTCGAATTTGTATTTGGCAGTCGAACATAAGAGCCTCCATTACGACTAGTAACCGCTCCTTCATCATTATAATAGGAGCCTTCCAATTTAGGCAAAGAAAGTCCCGAAGGGAATACGTAATTTACACTAGAACCTACCAGCTGCGCATCCAATGAACCATAAGACGCCCCCGCTACATTTCGTACGTTGTTTTTAGTCGAACTGCAATGAACAGCGTCGGGGGAGGTAAACGTATAACTAGCCAGTAGTCCGTCGGATACAACCTGGTCGGTTATGTGCTTAACAAAAGGAACAACGGATGAGACAGAGGGATTCGCGGCATGAACCGGAAGACTCTCTGAAAGTTCCGAAAATTCCAAAGGTCCCATTACAGGGTACGTGTGCTCCCCCCCTACATAAAAAACAGGTTTCACGGGGAGTGTTGTATCCTTTAAATCTTCTGAGGTGAGAATAATTTCTTTTTGAACACTTAACTTCAAATTCGCCCCTGAGTTCTTCAGGAAAGAAAAATTATTAACAGGGATGTGGGAAAGTATCCGATACTTGTCTACGTCCATGCGTTCAACTAAAACATTAGGACCTATCTTAGGGTCGAAAGATTCTCCATCCGCTATCCCTTTAAAAAGTGCGACACCATCATCGGAGGTAAGAACATACTTATGCTGCCCGAAAACTGCTACTAACTGTAACTGCTTCTTTCTTTTCTCTATTTTTACGTCGTATGAATATACAATCGCAGCTAAAGAACCATAGTAATTTTTAACAATAGCACTACTCTCAGAATTATCAGGAGAAGTCAAAAGTTCATCAATTTGACTAGACACAGAAAATGCTTGGGAGTGCCTGTCCTCCTCCAAGGATTTTAACACCGAATCTTCCGCTAGAAACGCCAAATACGTGTCATTCTCAGCTTCAGAATCTAAAATATAATCAAAATCAATAAAAGAGCCTGTTCTTCCATCCAAATCTTTATCTGTGTATATTAAACCTTTACCTCCTAGATTCGGGGGCTGAGATAAGTTCCACCCAGAAGCCGCTAAAACAATACCTTCCACCTCCGGTATACCTCCCCCTCCTCGGGAATCGTAGTATATGCCGTCTCGGGACAGAATAAACTTCCCCTTTCTAGATATTGGAGGCCCGAAATCAAAATCAAAGGAGGGACCCTCCACGCTAGAATCCAGCATATTAATGTCGCGAATTAAAGATTCGTACTTTTCCCTGTTCTCCTCAAAAGGAGCGATGATAGTGTTGTTAATAAATTCATCAACCTTCTCCTTCGCCTTCTCGACTTCAGGGGATAGTGAAATAAAATCAGTATTAATGATAGGTTCCTCTATCGTACCTTGCGCACGGTCTCCAAGAACTTTATCAATAGCTGCGTCCAAAGCCTTCCATTTCGCACCTTCAAGTTCATAGACTGCTATACCCTCTCGAAGCTCCACGCTCTCCTCAAAACTTCCTAAGGTAGATTCGGAGGCGGCGGATTCTAGCTTAAAACTATCCACTATCTCAGACAAGGAGGAAAGGTCAACAGGGTCAATATTGAAATTTTGAATCGGAGATTCTCCACCTCTTAAAGCAGCCATCATAACATCTACAGGACCCGTAATGGGGGATGTCAGCCCCCGGGAAGCTTTTGCCATAATTTCAGAAGATATAGGTGAGCATACCGTGACCCGCCCCCTATCAGGGGTATCGAGGGTAGTTGTGCCTTCTATTTTAGACAAACGACTTCTCGACTCATTCGCGGACATCCTTAATTTATTCTGTTGAGAAGTACTGTGATTCCGTAAAGACGTTAACGAATTAAGTGGGAGCATCTGCAATTGCTCTAAAGTGACGTCATATAACATTAGTACACCCCCTCTGGGTCAGCTGTAGTCCCTATTAATAACTCAACCGAGGAAGGGTCTACGTTGATGTCCGAAAACGGGTCAGAATACACCTCGTCAACAGTTACGGTAACTCCTAAGTTGACACTATTCCCTTTTACCTGCACCACGTCCCTTGGAGATAGGTATAAACTCTTATCAATAATTGACAATGCTGCGGCTCCAGGAATCAAAGCTGACTCCAGGAGCGTAACCGTTGGAAAGCTGTAGACTTTATCCTTTTCCGTCCTTCCATCTCCAAAATAAGTGGAGCTTAAATAAACACGGGCATCGTGATTAATCCACCTAGCTGTCATTGTGGTGTTATTGCTTGTGGCGTTACCTACCTGTATCGCAATAACAGTTACGTGAGACACACCCGCAGGGGCTGCGTACACAACCTTATAGTCTGTGCCACTGACGGTCACACCTTTTTGTTTTCGGACAGTTTGTGCCATTATATTATATAGATTAGGGGTCTCTTAAGGTTAAAAGCGCTAAGGTAGCAATTTGGAGGGGGGCTGCGGGGGCAGGCGCAGGAAATAGTGAAGACAACGTCTCTTCTGCAAGAGGTATTGGGAAAGCTGCGCTATTATACAAATCATGAATCCGAAGAACCCCGACTCCCGCCCCAGAAGTAGTAAATCCTATGTACCCGTGATGTGAAACTTTTCCCATACTAACTATCTACCTCCCCTGAGCAGGGGTAAAATACAGGGATTTGAGTTCTTCATAAACATTTACCATAGTTCGGAGGAGGCGCCACTAAGAGAGATATCTACCCAGGAGCAGGGTGTTCTGTCCGGGTAGCGGGGTGGGATATAATATTCTCTCTTTTGGTCCCACCAATCGCTGGCTTCGTTTGGATATCGCGTGAGAAAAAATGGTGGGACTGAGAGGGGCCTAGCATCCACATACCCTTTATCATATGGAGGCCTTCTCAAAGAAAGTCCTTCTATTTGAATCTGTAGACACCTCCCTTCCTTAAAAACCCAATCTACGGCAGGAATCTCAACGTCTACATAGCTAATCGACTTCCGCCATGTTTGGTTGGGTTTTACAAAATATACATTAAGGAACTCTCTAGCTGTAACAGTAGCACTATGCAAATATCTTGGGAACTTATCGTACCCTCGAGCGAACAAATCTCCTCCATAAGATTGTCCTATAGCTATGGGGTCATGGTAATGAGTTACGAGCCAGGATTGGTAGCCCTGTTGACAGGTGCACTTTGGAGGGTCTGGGGGAACCCCCTTTTGGCAAAAGTCTAGGTGGGCAAGTTCATCCCATGTGTAATTCCCTGAAACAAGATTTCCTGAGCAGTCGTTACCCCGTAAAATCACGGAAGTTATGAGTTCATCCGTTTTAGTGTCAGCCGGACGGAACCAGTATTTGTACTGTCCTGCGGTAGGAAGGTGGTTCGCCCATGAGTCCTCGTACAGTGCGAAAGCTTCCGATGAAACATCGTGGAGGACTGCGTGAACTTCGAAAGTTCGAGGCACCCGAGGGTCCTGCGAAGCCACTGAAGAGTCATTCCCTGAATTTATTGCGTCTATTCCTACTCGAACCTTTACAGGTCCCGAAAGACGTTTATCCTCTTTAAAAGGTTTTGATACGTAATGAACGCCTCCATAGCCAGCATGTCGAATTACTTGGTACTTTACTTGAGGACACCCCTCCCTGAGATATAGGTAGTCTTCGGGGTGGCTCGGCTTCTCTGCGTCGGCGTTGATGGCGAAAGTCTTTATTTGGTCAACCAGGGCCATTACCTCCGCTGTTGAGCTTAGCTCCGGATTCTCGGGGAACTGAACCATGGGTATAAACCCTCCTTGAACAGGACCAACTTCAGCTTCGTGAAGAAAAGACCATTCCGGGCTAACAGGAAGTTTTGGAATGCAGTCGCCGGTGGTAGCATCCCGTTTAGGACATTGCCATAACGAGCTTGGGTCAGGAAGAAAGTACCTGCCTGTTCGAGCTTGG